TATAAAGAAAACCTAATCAGTATCTGCAACAGATTAATCAAAGAAAAGGAGTAATGGTTATGGATTGGGAAATTGTTGGAGAAGTTTTATTCATCACGGGTTTATTTGCATTGGTGCTATTTCTGTAAATAAACGCTTGCAACATTGTAAATAGCGCAATACAAAAGTGCGTATAGGATAACAGGAGCAGATCATGAATTATTACTCAATAAAAACCGCAGTTGAAATTAAAGGCATCGAGTTAGACATTGAGGTTTATTACGAAGCCTCAAAGGGAATTGGATGGGCAGATGATCCCGGTGAGATCGAAAGCGAAATCACAAGCATCTGCCGCCCCGGCAAAACCGATCCAGTTTCTAAACGCTTGAGCAATGAAATTCTAAAGCAATATCACTGCACGTTAATTGAGTATATTGATGAAGACTTTGCGGAGCGGGGTTATTAAAATGAACGTAAAGCTCAAAGAAAGCGATATAGGGATCATGATAAGATGCGCCGAAAATGGGTTGGATCAAACCCAAACGGCAGATGTATTAAATGTTTCCCCAGCAACAATCAGCCGCAACGCAAGGCGGTTTGGAATAAAATTTAAAACTGTAAAGGATAAGACTTGTGACAAATGCGGAGTTGATAATTGCGTGTGCAAGACAGCAGAAACTGTTGGAGTTGATGATAGAGAAGTCCAAAAAAGCGAACAGACACAACTTGAAGCAGCAATTAGAAGAAATCCTCGCGCTTGGGCAGTTGATAAAAAGAAACATCGAAAAGAACTCGCAATAGCCGCAATTCAAAAAGAAACACGAAAAGAGGTCATTGATGAGATTGTTTGGGGCTGGCATGTTTTAGAGTTTGAACTTGAAATGGCAAAGCTGGGAAAACGCCCAGCACTCCCAATGCAAATAAAAACACCTAACAAACAGCAAATGCAAAAAGAAAAAGCTCGATTGCTTAAAATATCAGAAGATCGCAGGCACCACATTATTAGCTTCTTTGAAATCGGCAAAGACTACACAGTTCCAGAACTTAAAAACATGATGGGCGACGATAACATGGGCATGAATGCTTCTGTTATTAGCGGATTGATGAATGGCCTTGTGCAAATGGGTAGGTTGAAAAAATACCGATTGGAATATCAAAAAAACAAACCAGATTATTGGTTGTATTACTTGCCCAATCAAACACCAAAGGAGCGCACTCATGACTGAACGGGATATTGAAAAGATTTTGGACGATGCGTTTCGCAAAGTGTTTGGAGATAAATCGTAATGGATGACAAGGAAGTGGAGCGCATGATTAACGCAGCCGGTCTGATTGGAGCTATTATTGGCTTCGTTAGCGGCGCTGGCCTGATGGCTATGGTGGGGATTATATTCTAGTGGGGAAGCGGAGCTCATTTGACCGCATCCCCCGCGATTACTATCCAACCCCTGTTGAGGCAGTTGCGCCGCTCATTGCGCACCTGCCTTACTTTTTTACATATGCAGAGCCTTGCGCTGGCGATGGTAGGCTTATCCAGCACATAACAAATTTGACTGATTGTGGCGGCCAGTGCAACTATGCCGCCGACATCGAACCAAAAGCCGACAACATCCGCAGAGCAAACGCGCTAGACATAAAGGCAAGCGTTGGCAAGTCAGTTGACTTTTGCATCACCAATCCTCCTTGGGATAGGAAAACTCTGCACCCGCTGATTGAGTCATGGATGTGTGTATGCCCCACTTGGCTTTTGTTTGATGCTGATTGGATGCACACAAAACAATCCTCAACCCTGATTACATATTGCTCAAAGATTGTGAGCGTTGGCAGGGTGAAGTGGATTGAAGGAAGCAAGAACACTGGCAAAGATAACTGCGCTTGGTATCTGTTCGACATAAATAAAAAACCAGATTTACCAACGGCTTTCTATGGCAGATTAATCGTGTGAGTGGCCGTTGATATTTAAAAGTTGGCGCTTTTTTGGTAGCAACGTCATCCTAGGTAAACAACCGCCCCGCTTGGAAAAGGGCAATTTATGTTGTGATGATAGCCACCCACTAGAGATTTATAGCAGCGCACGAAATGACTTCAAGTTTTTTTGCGCATCTTCTCTCCAGATCCAGCGGCAATGCGCTTTTTCTTTGCGTGAATGTTTGCATATAATCCTTGCTTAGGCATCTGCCATCTCCAATGCTGTTTCTAGCGTTTCCTTGTTGCGGCGCGTCCAGCCTTTGCCAAAGGTCTCAAAAGTTTTTAGCCGCTCATAAAACCTTTGCCGCGTGTGATACACTGCCTCTATAATTTCCTTGGGGTCTTTGTCAGCCACTGCCTGCAACGTCATAGGCCCGATAGCCCCGTCTTGCTTCGCCCCAACGGCACGTTGAATAGCCTTGGCTGGCCTGCCGCTGCCGGAATTAACAGCCCAATCGAACGCGCACCAATCCAAACCGCTGCCTAGATCGTCACCGCGAATTTTATCCCAATAGTTTTTCTTGTATATCGGGGCCACATCGTCCGGTGTTAGGTCGCGCATTTCCTGCTCAGTGCTTTCCCGTCCAATCCACTTGTCATAAACAGCCTTGGTCACACCGAGGTTGGTCATCCCCCCCGGATCTTTCGGGTGATTTACAAACCCGCCTTCGTGCTTGAGAAGCATTCTTAAACAGTATCCGAAGTTCTCTTTCATTTCATGTTACCCTTCATATCTAAATGGTCTCGACCAATATACTTTAGATCATTCTCAATCAAAGCAACTCTTTGCTGCAACGCCGTAACCTTCCCAATGGAGTTAGCTAAGTTAGCTAGTTCATCCCAGACCTCATCAAGGTCATCGAAAGCGTATTCGATTTCCATTGCATTGTCTTGGACATCACGCTTAAGGTTGATGTTGTCCTCAATCGCCATGCGAGAGCCGATCTGACTCACTGTCTCTTCAAGGCTGGCAATCGTAGCCGCCTGCTGGCTTACCCACCACACACCCGCAGCAAGCTGGACAGCCATCGCGGCCACAAGGGCTACAGGTAACTTTAAGTTTTCCATCACTTCCTCTTAAACAAAGCCTGCGCACCCCGGACACCGAAGCTCGCGCTTATTGCAATACCTAACGAATAAAAATACCAATCCGGCGCTTTGGAAAGCTGCTCAAAGCCACGGTCAACCCATCCCTCTGCACCGGGTATGAAAGCCAAAATAAGCGGGATTGACAGAACGATTACGAACCACTCGTCTTTCCAGCTAGATTTTGCACCTTCTGCCATGATGCGTTCCCAATCGGCAACGCTAGTATGCTCTGAAAGCATAATTTTCGCTTTGGCTTCAGCTTCAGTGAGCTTGAGCTTTGCATCCGCTGCCTGTTTGGTAGTCTTTGCGTCAAGCCAACCCCCCGCAAGGTTAGCTATTGGACCGATCAGAGCTTGAAGCATTTTTACTCTCCATTGCGTTAAAACCGAAATAAGCAGCAGCGATACCAGACGCCCCGATAACATAAACCGCCGCTATGTCGGCCAATAAACCCGCAGCAGTCTCTAAGCCCCACAGAGAGGCCGCTAGAATGACGAAAGGGTATAAAACCATCCCAGATAAGGAAAACCACGTCATGCGCCTCTGTGCGTCTCTCTTGGCGTCTGAGTCCTCCATGCGGCGGCGGCGGTCTTCCAGCATGATCTCGTGCTCTATAGGATCAATCTCTCCATTGCCGTTTAGATCAAATTCATTTGGCATCTTTTAAACTCCTAGCGTAAGCAATCGCGTAGTGCTTGTGGTGCGTAATAATAACAACTTTTTCATCTTTGTCATATACAACGTAATTGCCTTTTTTATTCTGGTATAACCTCAAAACAATACACCGTAGTCTGGCTTGTGGTTATCAAGACCTTTGCATCTTCTAGGGCTTCTGCGCACTCATCTTCAGTAGTAAACTGATTGAGTTGATAATGCTCAATGTTGTTGTTTATAACTTGAAACCAAACTAAAAACCACATTACCACTTGCCCTGATAGCGCCCAAGATAATAAAATCCTGTCACGATCCCCGCACCAGCAATAACGAATATAATAGTGCCAAGGGTGAAATTGATAGCATTGTCGATCATCTCTTGTTTCTTGTAAGCCTCTTCCTTGCGAATGCGGCGCATCTCACCTTCTATTTGAAGCACCTCCTCCCACGCAGATGGCCCGTAAGTCCATGATATATGGTCTTTTATTTCCTTTCTCATGGCTTCCATTTTCTTTTTCTGGGCGAAGATTTCTATAGCATTTTGGCTATTGTCAGACATCATCTTATAAAATGGAGGGTTCTTTGTTTTGTCTTCAGCATACTGAAAATCAGAAAAAGCGGCCCCCCATTTAGCTAAGGTGCCGCTCATTTCTTGGATGTCCTTGCCAGCACTAATACCCTGCTTCAGAATATTAAATGCGCTAGTAGCTAGACCGACCGCTGTAATAGGGTCAATCATTTTTTTAGCTCATTTTGGAAAGCACGGCGAGCAAGAGTGCAATGATAAAGCCTGTAGTGCCAATCATAATTGCTTCCATGCGTTTAACTCGACCGAATAAATCCTTGAACTGGATTTTCATTTCCGTCTGCATAGCAATCACCTCTTTTTCAAGCCCGTCGATACGCTCATGCGCAGATGCAACTGTATTTCTATTACTCATAGCGATGCCCTCAGTATCCGTGAACCAGTAGTTTCGCGTAATCACCGCTCAACAGTTTCTTCTTAACATATTCTGCAAACTCTTTCGACCCTAGTTTTAAACCAGACTCGGACATCCACTTTTCGACCACAACAAACGGGATTTGGCCCACATGGCGCATATCGCTACGCGCAACCGTTCCAGCAATTTGTTTTTCTTTGTTATAATCAAGGATCGACTGCACATCTTGTGTGCGTGAAATGACAACCTTGTTGCCTTCTTCCTTAATTTTTGTTTGCAATTGTTCTATCATTTTTTCTTTTTTGGCTTCTTACCGCCAACCCATGCTTCATTTACATCAGGAGTGCTGGGATCATCCGACTTCAACTGACCTTTTTTATTCCGTGCGCGTTTAACTTCCGCAGCTTCTGCAAAGCCGTTTGAAATTAAAACTTCCGCCTCTTCTGAGGTGACTTCATAAGTTTGGCCTTCTAACGCGCGAGAGCCACCAACCCATGTTTTATCCGTCATTATTTTTACTTTAGGCATTTTAAAACTCCAAAAGGGGAAAGGGGGCCATTACAGCCCCCAATCGAATTAAGAAGTGGAGCAGTCAGCAATAAAGCCGTGAGCTTTTTGCGAACCAACCTGAAGGCCATATTCGACCGAGATAAGTCGCCGCTCAGAGTGGCCTGTTTTCGCTAATGGCTCTTGCTTTGCAGTCTGCAAGTAAGCAACCGAAGCATAGCTTGGGTCAAGTACGAACACATCACGAGGGCGAATGTGACGCGATGGTACGATTTGCAATTCACCAAAATCGGACACATAAACGTCGATTGCAGCGTTCAACTTGCTGTCTTCCGCTTCTTTGTAGCGCGTAGCGTTACCTGTAAAGGCAGACATTTTTTGCTTGTTGAAAGAACCACAGAGAACAACAGAAGGTTCTGCGCCATTATCCCAGCAAGATGCGATAACAGTTTTCAGAATATCCTCTGTCAGATCGCGCTTTGTGCCATCTGTAGCAGCGGCGTTAGGGAAGCCAGCTTCACCTGTACCGGATGTTGTACCAGCAGCACCACCAGTACCAAACGCAGTGTTTGTAGTGATAAAGGCTGGCAAACCAGCGGTTGCACGGGCTGTACCAGAAGAACCAGCAGACGCGGCAGTATTTGAAAGCAACATTGCTTCCATATCTCGCTTCAGTTCCTTCAGTTTGTAAGCAACTTGCTCTGCAACTGTTTGCGCATCGCCAACACCGTTGACTTTGTTTGCAGTGGAAGACACATCGACAACTTTGTCTGAAATCTGTGTGTAGTTCCCTTTGCGAACCGCATTGGTTGGTGAGTCGTTGCCGGGAGCAGACTCGCCTTCGATTACGCGGTTGTCAGTTGCAACACCCGCAAGATCAACTTCGCCCCACTCAAAGTAAGTGTTTTCGACGTTGCGTGTGCCAATTGTAGACATGAAAATTGTCTCAGTTGGCGTGATCGAAATCAAAGCGTCTTGAACATCCTCGCGGATAGTTGTGACATCATATGTTTCGTTTGTATTAGCTAGAACACCCATTGTGTTTTCCTTTCGCTATGACAATAAGAACGAAGTGACACTTTTTATGTCACCGCTTTTCTTCATCCGAGAACGCACTTGTTGTCGCCGTTTCGCTTGACCATCCTCTGTTCGCTTTGCTCCCGGTTTAACCATAGGACGCGCAGTTTTTGACTTTTCTGCGACCTTGTCCTTTGTTCCCTTGAGCTTTTGATAAGCTACCGCGTCACGCATGATTTTGAATTCCCATCCGTGTGTCAACGAGCTAACGATTTCTTCTGGAACGCCATAATAACCAGTGGCCGTTGCGTGAATATCAGATAAGAGTTTTTTGCCCTTTTCTGGATCGCGCAGCTCTGGGATTTCTTGTTTCAGAATTTCAGCTTGTTGAGCAATATAGGCATTATTGGCCTGCGCCTGTTGTGCCTGTTGCTGCTGCTTAACTTGTTCAGCCTCTTGTTTAAGGCTTTCAAATTTTGCCGCATTTTCGCGGTATTCTTCCATTTGCTCCAAATAGCCTAAAGGGTCGCTGTTTTGCAGCTCCTTTGGCGGCTTCTGGGGCATTTGTGAAAGTTCACCATTTTCGAGTTGGTTAATGCGTTGCAAAAACTGTTCACGTTCTTGTTGCATGGTTTGGTTCAGTTGCTCCAACTCTTTACGAGAATTAGCATTCTGTTCCATACCCTTTTGGACGTAATCTTGCCCAGCGTAGCCACGCTTTAGCTCTTGCAGGGTCACCTTCTTTAATTGACCATCTGACTTTATTTCAAGTTCAAGATCGTCAGAAAGCTCCACAGGAGCGGCTGGCTCGTCGGTGTATTCATCCTCATCTACATTTTCATAATCAGGCTCTACAGCCTCATCATCACTATCGTAGCCAGTGTCATCCTCGCTCTCAGCCATTACCTCTTCCGGTTCAGTCTGAGCGCCCTCAGTTACCTCCTCGGAAGCCTCAACAGCCTCGCTTGAATTATCTTGCTGCGGGGTTTCCATCAGCATTTCAGTTACAGAAGCTATGCTTCCATCGTTAGGATCAGTCGGCATTGCGGTGCTTACCCTTCTTTTCTATGAGCATCTCAGCGTTTACGTCCGCTTGGAGAATATACTCAATCTGGTTTAATGCTCTCAAAATGGCGTGAGCGTCTTCACGTTTCTCCACTTCGTCGGCGCTACTATTCGCAAAACCCTCAAGTTGCTGGTTTCGCAAATCCTTCATGATTAGCTGGAAATGTTCGTTTTGCATTAACGACCGGGATCGTGCTGCCCTAACCTTGTAATCCATAACCGCCCATCATTTGTTCGTTGTGTGCGCGTGTCGCGTCCTGTTCTGCTTTGACAGAAGCAACATTCACAGTTGCGTTATACTGGCCCAAAATCTTCGCAACTTCAACGGCAAGGTCTTGAACCATCTCATCGCGCTTCAAATCGTCCTTCATAGCAAGTTCGTGCATTTTGAACTGCTGATCCGCAGATGCTTTTTGTGCGTCAAGCTGCAACTTCGCCATATCGACTTGCGCCTTGCCCTGAGCCTTCATTTGCTCTGCCATCAAAAACGCTTGGTTTGGATCAGATGCTGGAGCGCCGCCTTGCTGCTGTTGTTGTTGCGCCATCATTGCCTCTTGCTGCTTTTGAGCAATTAGCTGCTGTTCGCT